CACCGTTACTTAATATCTCGGTTGCCTTTGAGTATCTGCCTAATAATTTACCATCACTTCCGATTCCCTCATTCCATTGTTGCTTTAACAAATCGGTTGCTTCGGGCGTCTTTTCAAGTTCGTTCTGAATATCATCCAACAACTTAGCTGCCGGATATTTATTTAGGTTTTCAACGAAATTGAAGAAGTTCATGATGACTGTTTTAAAAAAAATCCCTCCCGTTATTGAGAGGGATTTTTAAATATTGAATTTATTTTTAATTAAGCGGTTAGCGTAACCGCTAAAACATTTGACTGATAGAACTGTGTTGATTCAATGTCAACCACCGGAGTAGTGTTTACTGTATCGTATAATTTAATCAATCTGTCTCCCGCCGTCAATCCAGTTGGCGTATAAGTACCGTCCCCATTATCTGCCCATGTAATACCTGTTACTAATGCTCCGGTTGAAGCATTGTAAACTTTGATATTAGTGTCAAGTGCTTCGATAGGAGTTGAACCATCACATCCGGAAACAATATTCAATTTAAAACTTCCAATCGCTAAAGTTGTTCCGGTAACTTTCGAAAGCGTTACATCCTGAACACCGTTGATATCGTAGAAAGTATCATCCTGAATGAATGAACGTCTTTCGTTGTATCCTTTTGTTCCATTTTGCGTTAATTGAATATTCAAAGGAACCATAGCGATTTTTGAACCTCCATCATTTACACTTTCGTTATCAACATCCATTAATGCGATTTCAAATCCGTTCAATTGACCGTTTTTGTTATCAAACATCAATTTACCTTCGCTGTCTAACAGCAATAATTGCCATTTTTTACGGGTAAGTTTGTGCAATGCTTTTACTACACAAGGTGATGCTTCGAACTCCAACATAAATTTCAACAAGCCTTGAGAGACAAAAAGCTCTCGTTTGTTTGGCAATGTTTGTTTGTTGTTTTTAGCTCCGCCCTCTGTGATTTGCAATACATCATTTAAAGCAACCAATTTGCCATCTTTGATAAGCGTTGCTCTCGCTGCCTCGTCAAAGGTGTCAGTTGCCAAAACGATGTTTGCGGAAGGAGCTAACAAAAATGCTTTTGTATAGTCCTTTGGAGTGGTTTTACACCCATCGAACCAGGTTCCAACTGAACCTTCGCCACAATTTAATACATCTGTTTGTATCATGATTTTTTTATTTTTTTAAATTAATTTTTTGGTATACACTTCGATATTAAATGCAAGTCACAATCGACTGCTATTGCATCCCATATCTCAGTATTTCCTCCTGTTGTCTGTTTTCCATCTGTGGAATAATTAGGGAAGAAAGTCTCTTTTACGTCGACCTGTTTATCAAGCGTTAAGAACTTCCGGTATTGGGAATTTCTCATTAACTCCATGAACTTATCGACTAACTGATTTAACACGAACTTTGTTGTCTGTAACCTTACATTTACCACTGCTTCAGCATTGTTATTGATTGCGAAAACCAATCGGGTGCCTTTGTAAGTATAGAAGTCCTGCGGGTTATTGTTATAGCTTTCAACTACCGGATAAACAAGCCAGATAACCGGATATTTATCATTTGTATCTTTAAGCCAAACATTCAACTCCTTTTGGGTTCCGCACATAAACTTAACAGGGCTTGGAGTGTCTCCGAAATAAGGATTTCTGAACGTGTTACCGCTGTCGAAATCATCATTCAGCATTTCTCCTGCAGGATAAACATAGTTGTCTACTACACCTTGTGTGGCTACAATACTTAGAGCTTTCTCAATTGGCTGCATCAGTACTTAGTTTTAAAATTCAGATTGCAATTAGGCTTCCAAGTCGGATAATCTGCTTTATTGTCCTGTAAAAAACGATAAAGGGAAGTTTCTCCAACCTTTCCAACTACTGAGAAAATAAACTCATTCCATCTGTCAATCCTTTTTGAGAAGTTTGAAACAGTATTTGAGTTTTCTCCTGTAAGTACCTGTTGACCGCTGCCTGTTGTGATTGAACGGTTGATAAGCAAATGATGATAATAGATGTAATCTGAAATAAAACATTTGCTTTCAGTGGTCTCAGTCTGTCCGATTAGGATTGTATTTGTCTGAACAAATCCTTTCCATACTCTTTGAGTACATTCAGAACCACCACAACCACATCCGCAACCTCCCCAAATCCAAGCGAAATCAAATATCTCGGTTGAATCTGTTTCCGGAGCTTCATAAGTAAATCCGTTTACAAGGTTTTTGATAGGATCAGTAGCATTAGATTTTAATCTGTAAGCCTTAACATTATCAACTTCCGTAAGTTCAAAGCTGTCAAACAACTCTTTTGCTAAACACGAACCAAGTATCTCTTCTAAGCATTGTCTTTCGTAAAGCGCATCAAATCGAGCGAATTCCTTAGCTACATTTCCGTTTTCAGAAATATTGGCTATTTTAATAGGCTCAAACTCGAACATTAATGGCTTTACGAAATACATTGCTTAAATTTTAAAGATTACTTGTTACCTTCTGCCTCGTCAAGCTCCTTGTCTGTTGGACCTGCTTTCTCTGCTAACTTTTTTACAACGCCATTAGCATCGTATAAATCGAAAGCAACCTGAGAGATTCCAAACATTTTGTGTCCTTTTTTGATGGTTTTGAAGTCTTTTGTAAACTCAACATCGTAAGTTGTTAAAAGATTGATTTCAAAATCTTCGTTTTTTGTTGCTTTTTCAGCATAACCAGCGTAAACATCTTTCAATGATACCGGTCCGTCTTTTTTTTCTTTTGGCTCAGCCATGGTTTCTATATTTATTGATTAGTATTCCTTTTTTAGGAAAGCCTTACTCACTATTATTAATGAGTAAGGTTTGATTTTATTTCTATGCTGTGATTAACGTTTTCACGTTAGTCAAAGTATCTTTGATGATACCTGTTCTTACAGCAGTCGGAACGTTAACAGCAACATATTTCTCGATTAAGTGAGATTTTTTGTTTGTTTTGAAATCGTTCCCTTCGTAAGCTTCGTAGTATTCGATGTTTGAATCCAAACCTACTTTCACGCAAGTCAAACAACCAACCAATACATCGTCGTTTCCGAACGAAGTATCAGTATCTAATTTCACTTTCACATTTCCGAAAGAGATTGTTGAATCCAAAATGTTAATACTTCCGTTGTTGGCTAACATATAGTGTCCGTCCTCAGCAGATTTTAAGGTTTTCAAGGCGCTATAAGTAAAGATTGAAATCTTCGCTACGTTTGGAGTGTACCCCAATTTCACAAGCGAAGCAATCATCTGAACAATCGCATCAAAGTCATTCGGAGCTGTGTAGATTTCCTGAGCTGTAACCGGAGTGAACGCAGTTGCAGTTGAGTTGATTACACTGATAACTCTTTCCGGAATCACTTTGTCAATGAATGCAACTAAAGTGTTGTAGAAAGAGGTAACAAACACAGGGAAGAATTTACGCATCTGGCTTGTAGTTTTGAACATCGACGGAACCGGAACAGCAGTAACTGAAACAGCACTCCATGACGCTTTGGAAACGGGTTTTTCAACACCTTCCGCAGTTACGGCCATGTTGATGGTTCTTGTTTCAGAGATAGTCACCAACTGCTCACCTGCCAATGGCATAACGTCGCAATAGTCAAGGATGTTGGATGTTGGAACCGGCGCTTTGAAAATACCAGGAATAAGCTGTGCGAAATACTGCGTGATTGAAGCCAAAGCCCCTGTAATATTTCCATTTCCTGCTGCATTAGGGAAATTCTCAACTCCCATCGCATCGTCACCTGTGAAGGCTTTGATTGTGATTTTCTCACCTAACAATGCGGTAGTTGATTTTTCCTGAATAGCTTTCAATTCAGCTTTTAACTCTTCAGTTTTTACACTTGAGAACCCTCCGGCTGCTGGTCTTTTAGCTAATTCTTCGCCTTGTTTTAAAACAATAGCTTCCAAATCAGAAGTTGCTTTTTCAGCTTTGGTTACTGCTTCGTTAGCAGTTTTCAATTTTGTATCGAAATCCTTTTCGATTTCAGATTTTGCAGCATCTACTGCTGTTTTTATTTCGGTCTTTTGAACCTCAGCATCGTGTGCTGCTTTCTGTGTTGCGTAGTCTTCTGCTTCCGCATCACTCATTTTGGCAATTTCTGCCTGTGTTTTTTTTACAAACATGATTTTCTGTTTTTAAAAATTAAATGAATCGTCTTTTTACTTCGGTTTTCTGAGTGGAATCTTCCGGCTCACGTTTGTTGTCAAGTGAATCATCATCGGCTTGACCTTTATTTTCTGTAGTTACTTCCAATGTTGGAGTAACCGAACAACTTCCTTTTACTACTGCGCTCCCTTCGTCACGCACTTTGGCTTCGGTAACAGCATAAAACCAACTGATAGTTTCAAGACATTCCTTATTAGCCACTTGTGGAGCGTATTTATTCCAATTTTCCTGATACTGAACCGCTTCAGGACTGTCAGTTTCCATGCAGAAGTATTCTTTCACATACTCCATGCGCACTGAATGGTTACGCACATATCCTTTCAGATATTGGTAGTACATGAATTCGTTTCTGTCTTTATGGATAATGGCATCGAAAATCAGGCACTCTGTATTTCCTTCATACGGGAAGCCTAAATCTTTGAAAGACATGGTTTCCGTATAAGCTTTAACTTCATCTGAAATGATTCCTTTGAAGGTCAAATCGTGTTCCTGACATAAGTAAATCAGTTTCTTTTCAGAAAGCGATTTCTTCCAGATACCAGGCAAATGCAAATCGCGGTGGCTATCTAAAATGTTTGTAGCGTTGATAACGCATTTAACTTTAAGAGTACCGTTATCGATATCCGGATTATCAATCACATCTTCGGCTTTTAACCTTTCGCCTCTTTCATTAACAGCGAATGAACTAAATCCGTAACTGTGTCCATCGGTAAACTTTGGAACAGAACGTCTTTGTGCTTTAAGCAAATCCTGATTATTAATTAACCAATTATCCTGCTCTGCTTTTGTTGCGAACTTTTTAATTTTTAGCTTTCCCATTATTTCTCAACGGTTTTGTTTTTCATCCTTTTTTTTACATCGGCTTCAAGCTCCTTATTGCCGGTTGTCTTTGCTAGTTTTTTAATCTCTTCAAGATTTGGTTTTCCGTCTTTATTGATTGATGATTCCATAGTCCTGCATTTTTTGTTTAAATTCTTCTTCAGATATCAATTGCTTTTCAAGAAGTCCTGTGTATAGATTTACATAAGCCTGCTGAGTAGCAACCAAAGTGCTTTCGTTATCAGCGAATACAGGTAAATGCGAAAAGTCAAGTTTGATTGTGTTTTCCCAATTGAAGTACGTGCGCATCTTATCGCAGAATGACATCGCAAGTGGCTCAATTGTATTCTGAACTACCTCAATCATTGCCAATTGCCTGTTGGCGAATTTTGCTGTCTCAGTAGTAAGGTTTTGAAATTCTTTAGGAAGGTTGAATTTGTTGAGTATCTGACGCGCATCTTCAATGGCCAGAGTATCAAATTTTACATTTTCTAATCCTGCCGAAAGCGGTTGTGATTTTAACGGAAGTGTTGAGAACATAATACCCATCGAACCATTCCCGAGACTTGTTTCCCGTAAATCCTGCTCAAGTCTTTCTTTATGGGTAACGACAATTGGAGCGCCTGTTTCTTTATCGAATTGACCTGTTCCGATTCCGCTATCCAATCCTAAATCCTCGTTCTTTGCTGAATCTAACGAAACAAGAATGGATCCTGTACGCTTGATTAAATTCTCTTTTCCCTGTAATGAAAGTGAGTAGTTTTCGATTTGCTGCTTTAATGCAAGAAGTCTTGAAATTCCAATCCACGGCTTTTCCGGATTCTGTCTAACGTCAAAGAATGGAATTACATTTTTGTATTTAACACCCTTAAATCCTAAAGGCTTATAGTCAAATGATATCTCTTTACTGTTGGAACTTAAATTGAAGAATCCCCAGAATGATGTCTGGTCATTAAATACCATATGGTCTGGGTCAACATTGTAAATAGAAGTTTTAGTACTTCCTTCAATGCGTTTTTCAAATCCAACTGCGGTACTTTGCGGAACTACATAATTCCAACCGTGAGAGTAGTGATAGTACAACCATTCTTTTATAAACTGCTGGAAGTTCTGATTCTCATTTGGATTTTTTAAAAGGGCAATTAGCGCATCCTTGTCGGTTACATCGTTACCCTCTTTGTCAAGCGCCTTTAAGATTCCGCTTGAAAGTATTTCGGCATAAAACGTGATTGTGCTGTCGATTGGGTCGATGGTCTGCGCTAATCTCGTGTAAAAGTTTTGGTCTATTGTTTCCCAAGTTGAGGAAAAGATGGCTTTGAATAGCATCGAGTTATTGGTCAGCGGAGCCAAACCATTTACCTGATTGGATGAATTTGGTAATTTACTACCTATAAGTGATTGCCAAAATCCTATTTCATCATTGCCGTAATCGTGTATTCGTTAGTTAACTACAGCAAATATAGTTATTTTTTAATATCGTAGCATAATATGATAAATTTTATCATAAGTGTAAATAAAAAACCACTCGGCTAGGAGTGGTTTAGTTTCTTACTTATTATTATTATTAGACAGAAGACTGCATATAAATAACACCATTATAAATGGCAGATTATTATTCACGGTGTGAGTACCTGTTAATATTTCATAAAAGCCTAATATAGCAAGAGATAACAACATTGCTCTAGAAAATATATTTAAGTATTTCATAACTCTTTTTTCAATTTCAACCTCGTTTCCCACTTAGTCAATATCATAAACAAAGTGAAGGTTACAACAAATGAAATAGCTACAAGCCAATTCCATTTGAAGAAATACAGTCCGTTGATTGCAAGGAAGCCAAAGCAACAACAAGCGTTTAGTAGTAATGCGTAGTTAAAAATTTTTAGTGCTTTCATATTTATAAATTATTGATTTCTTTAGTCTTCTGTGTTACCTGATAAAATGTTGTAATTAAAGCCTCGCGAACTGACTTTGATTGAGTTGATTTCTTTTCGGATATCAATACTATTTCGGCGTGTATCTTTTCCCACGTATCAAATCCGGCATCGTGTAGAATTGGAAAGACAAAGTATTGTTTTCCTTTGGTGTTTAGTCTTTTGGTGTTACCAATTTGCTTTTCAACTGATTCAGCATTGAGCTTTTTCAGTTCGGTGTAAACCTGCTCTAACGTTACTTTTATTTTGAGTTTTGCTGTCATTTACTCTTTACTTTTAGCGATTAAATCATTCAGTATTCCAATATTATAACCCTGAATTGAACCACAAACCACGCCCGTAGTATTAAAAGCCGTCAGTCCGTTGGTTAATAATTCACGGTTCTGCCTTTTAACTACAAACATCTTTTGGATAGGCGTGAGCTTTGAGTAGTTTTCGGTTGCTTGGACTTGTTCGATTGTGATTGTGTTCATTTCCTTTGGCTGGTGTTAAACAATATGTCCTGAGACTTTCTTTTATAATTCAATTCTATTTTATGATTGTGGTCGATGCTGCTCCAATTGTGGCACGTATGGCATTTGGCATCGGTAGTTAATGTGTCCATATTGATTTCAACCTTTGAGACGGCTTTCATTACCGAAAAGATAAGTTTACCGTCTTGGATGATAGCGATGACAGATGAACAGGAGGGGCATTGGAGGTTTTTATACATAGGTTAATTCATTTCCGGTTAGCGAATGATATAGGTTTTGTAGTTGGTGGACATAGTCAATTTTTACACAATAACCCATGATTTCAAAATGATATATTTCTGTTGTAATTCCATAAGAAATAGAAAGTCCCGTTCCCGCTAATTTTAGATTAAACTTCAATAGCCATTCTTCTGTTAGCGGTATTCCAGAGTAACTCTTGATGTTTTCCACTATAAAAGATATATTCTCTTTTGTTACGACAATTGTTCTATCGTTGAAATCTTGTCTTTCAGTATGTGAATAATCCAGTCTATCATCTTTTTGTGTTAAGATGAAAAACGCTTCTTGCTTAATAATTGCGCCGATATGAATTTCTATTGCGTTCATTTGGTTAGATATAAATATTAATTAAATTGTTTTTTACTGCGATATCAGCCAATGAAGTGAGAGCATCCTGAATATCCTTCAACTTGTTTTTACCGACTTTCTTATACGATGTCATTGCGTTGACTGCGTTCTCATATTCCAAACTCGGTGACTGTTCCAAAAACATAAAGTGCTTAGATATCACATTGGCTTTGCTAAATATCCTGTCATCCTTATCGCCTTTAGCATTGAATGGAACCACTAAAGCATACTTTGCTTTCACTTGCTTTTGATATAGGTTACCTAATCCATCCTTTTCAATGTAGAAAGCATACGGTTTGTGTTCCATTGCTTTTTCGGCGCTTCGGGTAATGGTGCCTTTCTTTTCAGTGTTGCCTTCGATATCGGTTTTATCATCGGAGCTGTCATTGGTATAGATGATGTCTTTAATCCAAACTCTGTTGCTGTGGATGTCGGCGTACACCGCTGCATAATTACATTCGCCATCATCAGCAGGATCGGCTACGGCAATACTAACTCCTTTGCGCTCCATTGATTTGACCTTTTGGATTTGGTACATATACCCTTCCGTAGTCTCGCAATCCTGCCCGTACTCAGCTAAATATTGCAGGTCTCCAAGCTCCATCTTTTTATCATCGAGGAACTTTTTATTTATGTGTCTCGGATTAAGAAGCCCGTCAACATAGTTTTCTTTCAGATGGACCGGAAAGACTTTGCCATTATCCCACGCCGGCAAAACTATCTTTTTGACATCGGGCTTCTTATCGAAAACATACGATGAAGTGTCCTGCTGTGACAATCTCTGCATGAAAAGAACGTAAGGCACCTTTGAATTTTTCTTTTCCCTGGTGCTGTATGCTTTGTAACCGTCAATACACCTTTGAGCTTCGGCTTCACTTCGGGCGTCCTGAAATGCCATCGGGTCATCATCAAAACGAATATGTCCGTGGTCACCTGTTATCTTTGATTTGGTTGTGTATTGACGTCGGGCACCACCATAAATATTTTTAATCTGAGTTAGTGCTGTTGAATCCCGTCTCAACATTATCTCAGGAAAATACATCCTGTACTTTGAACTGATAACTATATCCCGGAACTTTTGAGAGAACTCAGTCGCATTCTTATCTGAAATCGTGTTTGATAAGATAACTGCATCCGGCTTTCTGGTCCATAACCAAGCTTGCGCCATAATCAGTATTGTGGACTTTGTAGTTCCCGGGCAAATGTTACATACTAAATCGTCATTCTCTAAATCATTATTTATTACCCCTTCAAGTATCTGCTGCAGTTCTCCACATAAAAACTTAATATGCCAATTCAGGTGAAGCGCATCCGGAATGATAACATCCCAGAATTCACAGAAGAAGGCAAACAGAGATTCTCTCAGCTCGTCGGAACGCTCCCGAATGAGTAGGGCTTCGAGTTCTATTTCTTCTTCGGGGCTTAGCATTTATTCTTTTTCTGATGCGTTAACTTGTTGAACTATTTCTAAAATGTTTGTAACAAAATTGAATACAGTATTATCTATAGTTTTTACTTTCTTGTCTTTAGTATTGAGTCTAATAATATCTTTTGCCCTAACATAATTAGACACTCCTGATTCGTGCTTAATTTCAATTAATGGATTTGGCATCAGATAAGTCTTTTATAAAGTTCCAAAGTTGCCAATGCATCACCTTCAGCCGAATGCGCTTTAGTGTTTTCAATCCCGAAATGAGCACAAAGATTTTCAAGTGAATAGGAAGGAAGGTTTAATTTTCCTTTTGCGATAGTGATTGTATTGACCTTTCTCACGGCAAACGGAAGCTTTGACATATCGGCGAACCTGTCCATCAAATGCTCAATTCGTTTCGTGTCAAAGTCATTTAGTGAATGCTCGACAATGGTCTGAATGTTATGCTTAGCGCAGAAGTCAAGAAATGAATTGATGCACTCTGTAACATCCATACCTTTGAGTATCATATCCTCAATGCTGATTCCATTAATAGCCATAGCATCATCTTTGTAGCTTACAAGTTTATCAGAATCCTCACGCTTGTAAGGCTGTATCAAAGTGCAGAAAGTGTCTACAACTTCGTTGTTTTCGTTGACAGCAATTAACGCTATCTCACATACTCCATTTTTGGTAATGGAAAAACCACCTGTTTCAATGTCTAAGAATCCTTTCATAGCACTTCTGTTTTGTTAACTGTCAAATAAGATGGAGTTACCGGATTTAGTTTTCCGTTTTGGTCTCTGAACATTAGCATCTGCAACCATACTCTACCGGTAAACAATAGAATGATGCGTTCAGTAAATGATAATTTCCAACAGCTTACGACTTCACCTTTTGGTGATTTGCTTATGTTGACAGGTAATTCTTTATACTCGGGCTGGTCTTTTGCCAGCACTAGAGTTTGTTCGTTGAATGGGATTGGTTTCATTTGGTTAGAATTAGTAAACCGCCCAACGATATGAAGGGCGGCTGATTTGTTTTTATTTGTTCATCTCCAAAGCTTCTTTTAAAAAGACAGATGCTTTTCTTAAATGCGTTTGAGCTTGGTCTACTGCCCAATTTAGATTTTCAACGTCACCGTTAAAGTTCTCGCCTAAGTGTCGGGCTTTCTCGGTTCTGTTTACCATGTGAGCCAAAGCCTCCATGTCGTTTTGTTCGTGGTCGTTGTTTCCTTTTACGAATTCAACTCCGATCAATTTTTCTCCTTTTGTTTGTTCCATTTTATAATTATTTTTAATTGGTTAATTGATTACTTTCTTTAGGATTTGAAGTGGCTTTTTAAGATTTAAAGCTATGATTTTGCGGTCTCTCGCTTTGGCTGCCGAGCGTTCATCATCGTGATAACCACAATCATATCTTACACTTTTGCTGGTAACTGATGAACTCCACTTTTGCAGATTCCTTACCCATGTTACACCTGTGTATTTTGAGGTTCTTTTCTTTTGGTCTTCTTGTGCTCTTGTCATTGGTTAGTTTAAAAATTAAGCCGTCTTTCCGTTAAAACATCTCCCCACAAGAGATATTAAGCTGTCAGTCTTTCAATAATTTGCGAGCTAAAATGAAGTACCTACACCTCGACCGCCTCTCGCTTTGAATTCAATCATTATTGACGCCTACGATACCGACAAGTATAGATTTATGATGGCGGTCTTTAACTTTGCGCAGAAAAAAGGATTCGAACCTCTAACGACAGTTTTGGAGACTGCTGTGTTACCATTACACCATTTCCGCTTTTTAAAAAACCCCATAATCCTATGAGGTTTTGATGATGAATTACCAACCTTGCTTGTGGTCGGTAACCGTTTCGGAGTTGGATTACTTTTTCATGGTGTAGTGTTTTAGTTAGTTTTTCGTTATTCAAATATAGCATTATTTGACAATAATTATCAATATATGATAAATTTATTTTACAGAAGTGGTTGAATAATAGAAGTATCGCTATTCTTTTTTATCCCGCTTTTCCAATAACTCCTGAATCCCTGTCTC